TATAAACTGTTGTTGCACTGTTGCTTACATCTACTGTTTGTATTGCCATTTTAGTTCCTTAAAATATAATTCCAAAAACAATTGCTTTGCTTTTGCTTACTAGTTCATCTGCGGTTGATCCGTCTACAAAGTAAACACCTGTTCCACCACTGCCTGCAACATTTCCATACAACACAGTTGTATTTGAAACCGAACCTGGAGCAGCACTGTCTGCTAATTGTAAACCTGCGGTAAGATTGATGTTACCAGCAACATTAAGTTGGCTAGTGTCGGTGAAGGTAAAATTTGCACTTGCACCAAAACTTCCTTCGTCGTTAAACTGTACTTGTGTGTTTGCACCAGCAACACTACCTGCGGATGCAGTTCCAATTTCATTCCAGGTACCTGATGTCCCATCAGTATCAGTTGACGTGCTTATTTCCCATCTACCATCTGTGTTGTTAAATCTTAAACCAGCATAAGTGGTTGCACTTTTATGAGTGATAATACCAGAATTTGATGAGTAAGTTGCAGTATTACTGTCATTGAGTAATATAAACGGATCCTTAACATCAAGTTGTTCAGTGTTGATGTAGGTTAAGTTTCCGCTGACTTCTAAGTTTCCAGTGACCGCCATTGCAGTTGTTTCAATGATAACTCTGTCACCATCATTGATGGTTTCAATATAGTAATCGCCGTCAATTCTTTTCTTTGTATTCATAATGGACCTCTAGCAGTATTTACCATTTCAATAAAGCTCTCCATTGATAAAATTTTGAGGTTGTCAATTTTACTGAACTGTTTTACAAAAGCACTTTCTATGCCTTCGACTCTGTAAAATCTTCTGTCTTTGAAATCTTCTGTGATCAACTTTACAAGTTGGTTAACCCAATTTCCTGGAAATGTAGGAGGGTCAAGTTCTTTTTTATAAAATTGCTTGTCTACATATACATTATTGAACATGCCATTGGTAGTTCCAAGATCCATACCTATTAGGTAGATGTCGCTGTGTCCATCAATACAGGCAAGAGCCGCACAATTTGGTCCACTGCTAAATCCTTTATACTGGTTATGTAAACTTTTTCCGCCTAGTTCTAGAATTGGCTTTCTAGTATGGAACCTATTGTTTTGTGCATATCCACTTTGTTGGATAGCATCAGCTATTGGTCGATCTGTCGCTACAAGGCAGTCAGGTGTAAAATCTTTGCAAAGCCAATTACATCCATATGTTGCACCAAGAGGCGACAACTTTGTCAAATCAACACTTAGTCTGCTTTTTCCATTGCCTAATATAAAAGCTGCACTCATAAAAAACCCTCACTGTACTTACTACAATGAGGGTTTGGTTAGTTAAAAACTATCGATTAACCCAATGAAGGATTCTCAACTTGTACTAAATCACGTGTGCTTGGTGATGCAGATGAACCTGATCCACCGATAACAACTGTGTCATCTAGTATGTTAAAGAAGTTTAACAACACTGGATTATTTGCAAATGAAATTCCATGTTTGTTGCTAAAACGCTTTAGACGAACTGCACTTGATCCTACATCAGTGTAAGTTACTGTCATACTTCCTGTAGATAATGCAGCATCAGCTTCGTCGGCTAGTGTACAAATTCCGCACTCAGCAGCAGTACCCGAAGTACCAGCTGGAGCAGCAGCTTCGACAGTAAAAATTTTACCTACTGCTATTGTGCCTTCGCCGGCACCCATTGCTGCCCAGTCAGTGTCGCCGACACTTACAATTCTAATCTGTGATCCAACCACTGCATCCTCAGGGTCAATTGCACTGGCATCTAATCTTGATACCAAGAACTTTGAAGCTCCTTTTTGGCGTACAATAAAGCCATCGCCTTCAGCAGTAATGCTACCGCCTGTTGGTCTAATTCTTGTGCTTACCACTGGAAATGTATAATCACTAGTAGCAGTGTCTCCACCAACTACTCCGTAGAATAATTCTCCAGCTGGTGTTCTACCTGCAACGTCGTCGCCAGGGTTGTTAAATCCTGCATCTTGTGTATCAGATATCTTTATTTTTAACGGTCTTCCCATTTGTTTTCTCCTTATAAAGTCCCGTTCTAGCGGGTACGCGGTTGGTTTCCGCATAAACACATTATTGTGCAATGGTATTTATGTCAAAAAAATAGCACCCGAAGGTGCTATTTTTAATAAAGTTAAGCGTTATATTATGAGAATGATAAGTTGCTAACTGCAATTTCACCCACATAGTCACCGGCATTACCAAATGAACTTGCAGTGTTTGATAACTCGATATATCCATATCTAGTCATGAAACTTACTACTGGCTCAAATGATGACGGATCTAGTACAACTCCTGAACTCATTAGCGGTACGTATGGGCAGTAGAAAGCTGGAGCGTCTGTTTCAGATGCACCTTTGTATCCTACTAATACTGCTTGAGTGTCAGCTGCATATGAATCAACAAATACTCTCATTGTACCGTTTAATGTACCTACAAACTTAGTGTTTGTTGGTGCTTCAAAAGTACCTTCTGTTGTTCTAGCAAATGCTGATGTTGTAGCTGATTGTAACACTGTTAATGAAGCTGGTGAAACAACTGCATAGTTACCTGCACCACGTCTTGTACGTTGTGCAATTAAGTTAGCTGTTCTGTTTATTAACACTGCTAAAGCGGCATGCTCGTCACCTACGAAAGTTGCAGTACCTGATACTGCAGCCTGGTTGTATGTGAATTCAGTTGCGGCTAATGTACGTAGAGATAAAAGAATCTCTTGATCGATTTCAGCAGTAATCTCTTGAGCTAATGCTGCCATGATTTCTGCTTCAACGTCAATACCGTGCATTGCTTGTGCATCTTGAGCTGCTTCAAATGTCCAACGTGCTGATAGCTTACGTGTTTTTGCTTCTACAGGTTGCTTTAGGATCTGTACATTAATTTTATTACCTGGTTGACCTTCTAAAGTTGCTGTATTTGCTCCACCGTAACCTGATGCAGTACCAGTGTTGTTAGAGTATGCAGTTGCAATCTTGAATGGTGACAATGCCTCATCGCCAGCTGCTGTTGAAGTAGCGGCTGCAGAGTTGTCAGTCATTGCGTCAGCATAACGTACTCTAAGTGTGTGGATTTGTCCGACTGGTCCAGTCATTGGCTGAACACCAACTAATTCGTTGGCTATAACAGTTGGCATTACACGTCGAATAACAGGTAAAATAACTCTGTTAAGAGTTGCAATGTTACCTGATGAAGTTGATCCCGCTGTTGCGTTCTCAGCTAAGTGTTTTTTGGTGTTTTCTAAGATAACACCCATTGTTGAGCGACGAGCACCTTGTAATCCTTCTAGGAGGGCTTCTTTGGTCTCACCCCAACGGCTTTCTAGTAGTTCTTGTGACATTAAATGTCTCCTTTTTTAGTTTAAAGCCCTGCTAGGCGTTTCAAGGCAATGACGTTTGAATCGTCAGTTGCTTTATCGACAACCTTTGCAGTTTTATTACCAGTTTGTTCAGTTAAACTTGCAGCCTTTTTAGTTGCTTTGGTTTCACTTAACACTGCTGGCAAATATTTTTCAAAAGCGTTCTTCAATCGAGATGTCTGAACGTTTTCAAGTAAGTTAGTCATAATTTCTCTCTTCTCATCATTGAGAGGAGATAGAAGCTCGTCCAATGTAGCATCACGCTCATTGGCTTCTTTTATAACTTTGATTTCGTTATTTTTGCTTTCAACAAGTGCTTTCGCCTTGTCTTTAACAGCAATGGCTTCTGCCAACTGTTTATCCTTTTCAGCAACAATTGCATTAAGTTTACGTACTTCCTCATTTTCGTTTAAATGTGTAGCACCAAACTCAGTTGCATATGCTTCAAAGATTCGACGACCAAAATTGTTCTCACGAGCAATTTTAATGTCTTCTTTAAGTTGACCCATTTCCGCCTTAAGATGCGTAGATACAGTTGAAGCCATCTTCTTAGCAGATTCTTTTATGAACTTGCTCTTTAGATTATCAAGTTTATTGCGTGCTTGTGAAACAAGTCTAACCTTAGTTTCCACTAAGTCTTTCTTGTCAGCAGCAAATTCCTTGATTTCTTCAGCTAAAGCACCAACAACAAATTTTTCTAATTTTTCAAAACCTGTTTTTGTTACTTTACGATCAGTGCGAAGTTCTTTTAACTCTTCTGAAAGTTGTTTTACTAAAAAGCCGTTAAACTTATCAGCATTTTCTTTCATCTTGTTATGAAACTTAACACGATCTTCAGCTAATGCTTTCTTCTCTTCGTTAAGAGCTGATATTTCATTAGCTAAGCCTTCTGTAACCATTTTATCTAGGGCTTCTACCATCACAGTTTTGTCATGCTCATAGCGTTGTGCAAACTCCTCACGAAGTTCAGCACGCACTGTCTCTTTGGCCTCGACCATTTTTGCTTCCCATTGTTCAGCAATAGCAGTACGAGTGTCCTCATTGACGAGATCGCTATCTAGTAGTGGTTTAATAGCATCTAACATGCGATTCTCCTAAATTTTTAGGTCTCTGATAAGACGAGAAACTTCGTCTTTCAGGTACTTTTGTATTTTGCCGTCCTTGCCAGATTCTCTAGCCATTTCTAAAATATGATGCCCATGTTTCATGTTCATCAGTCCTTCATAAATTGCTTTTGGATACGCATTAGGCGCACTGGGTTGGGCGACCACGTCTACAGTGACAATTTCAAAGTCACTGACACGTCCGTTATGTGGATCAACATTACCTGATCCACGACTCGAAACACCCAATCTCACGCCGGATTGCAACATAGTTTTAACTAGTTGCCCCATTGGAGTTGGGAGAATTTTTAGTTTTCCAAAACCATTTGGACCGTCCATCCACATACTTTCAATCATATGACATACACGGTCTAAATTAATTTTAAGGTCATCTGGATGATCTACTTCGCCAAGAACACTATTACCTTCTTTGATTTGCTCGTTAAGAGTATCAACTGCTTGCTTTATTTCACTCACAGGATAAACACGCTCATTGGCATTTTTTACGTCACCTTGTATGCAGATGCCTTCCATATAGAGATCCTTACCGTCTTTGCCTTCAACAAGTTGAATTTTTGCTGCTTCGAAAGTAAGGTTTTCTCTAAGATATAGCTGTCCCATATACTCGGTTCCTAAGCTAGATTAGTCTATAACACTTTTGGTGTTAACACCAGAAGCTTGTGCTAGTTCAGGCTTTGGAGCTGGCTTTACATCTGGCTTTGTGGTTCCGTCCATGTCACCATATTTTGGTGTTGCACGTCCTTGTGCGCCTTTGTTGCCTGCATCAATGTTTACTGGCTTTGCATCCATTCCTTTTTGACCTGAGTTGGCTGCTACTGGACTTTTACTAGCTGGTGATGTTGTAACTGGCTTAGGAGCTGCAACTAATTCTACACCTTCTTCTAAACCTTCTACTTCAACATTAACATCGATTGGCTCGTCCATTTCGTCTTCCATGTCATCAATCTCGTCCTGCTCCATGTCAGTATCGCTATCAATGTCTGAAATCTCGTCTTGCTCGCCTTCAATGTCGTCTGTGTTATCGTCAACCTGTGCCATTAGCTCTTCGAATTCACCCATTAGTTCGTCTAATTTGTCTTCGATGTCTACTACACGGTCTTCTAATTCTTCTTCGCCGTCATCGTCATCAACGT